CATCCGATACTTCAGCACCTGTAGTATTTGAATATACTAAATTTGTTGCTCCACGCAACCTATCAAAAACTTTTGCGGCTTGCCATCCGGGCGTTCTGTCCATAATAAAAGTTGTATCAGTAAGAATAGAAGCATTGACAGTTGCGTTAGCGCCAGTACCTGTGCGAGTTAATGGACTAAACACCTTAGTCGCATCAGTAGGTACTTTCATCGGGCCTCTGCGTATGGCTATGTAGATGTAGGCATTGCTAGGAGTTAAACCTGAAGTATTCCAACCAGTAGCATTTACACCATTAACAGAACCCCAAGAACTTTCAGCCGCAGAAGTATTTGGACTTAAAAATGGAGAATTTGTAGCTGGTGTTACTGGCATTCCACGCATGGTGTCTGTTATGTACCATCCATCTGCTTGAGTAATATTTTTAATTAAGACCCATTGAGGTTCATACCCAAGCGTTATATTTGCTTTTCCAGAACCATCAGCAGTAAACGACCCACAAGAAATCACATTGTCCGTACCCGTCAGGCCAAAGCCTCCTGCGTTGTGGGCAAAGATATAGGCGACGTATGAAGCGCCATTGGTATTTACAGTATCATTTGTTCCAACAGAAAAAACAGTAGATGTTGGACTTGTATTATTAAAGAAAACTGAACTTGTTACGCCTGTTCCTGTGTCATCTAAAAACAAACAAGTTCCATTACCTACAGAAGTATGATAAACACCCCAATTAGATGTAGAACCAGCATATTTTTTAATAATAATACAACCAGGAACAGAACCGAGATTATGTGATATTGTTCTGTTAGCTCCATTACCCGTATAAGTTACGACATCAAAGAACTTTGGCTGCTTGCGGAATGTCCAACCAACTTGAGTTGAACCCGTTGTGTTACTAGAACCACCATTATCAATTCCTAAAGTAAACCCAGTTGTTGTGTATCCAGTCACAGCAGTAGCATCTGTTGTTTGAGATGCTGTAGATGAGGGAGTAAGACCTTTGCTAACACCCCTACTACTATCTGTAATCCATGCCGAATAAGCATTGCTCCTAGATTTTAACCATAACATCCCACCGTAAGTAGCTAAGTCAATTCCATTTGTTATTGTTTGAGATGCGTTTGTACCCGTATAAAGCCAAGTGCTAAATACGTCTTCAATGTAGTTAGGAATAGCCGCTACCCCGCCACCATAAGCGTCTTGCGTTGAATTACCTGATGTTTCTTGTAATGGCATGATTATTTGTACTGTGTTAAAGATGCTAAAACTGTGTATGTTGCACTTGCCGTTTTAATCACGGCAAATCTATAAACATCAAATCCTGACGCATTACCCGCAGTAGGCGCACCACCAATCCACTTAGGCGTGACTGATGTGCCATCTATTGTTACTGCACTGTTGTAGTAAGCCGTAGTGCTTTGAGTAGTTACCAAAGTAAACGTGACTGATTGGCCTGTAGTCAATGCCGTGTTTAAAGATGTTCCGCTAGAGAACGCAATATTAAGCGTCCAGTTGTTCGCTGCATTAGATGTGTAATACTGAACAGAACCAGACTGAATATAGAAGTTGGTTGTCGCAGAGGGTGCAGCAGCCACTACGTTAACAGTTTCGTTGCTGTCCAATAGTGATGTACCAAAAGTACTTGAAGACCCACTAAAAGTCTGGGTTGCAGTAAAAGTTGTTGCTGTACCGGGGGCTACATAATCTGTACCAGCAGTGGCGTTAGCCAAAGCACCGCCAGAGTTAGCTTTAAGAATTGCAGTGCCAGAAGGCGGGGCCAAGTAATCTGTACCAGCAGTGGCGTTAGCCAAAGCACCGCCAGAGTTAGCTTTAAGAATTGCAGTGCCAGAAGGCGGGGCCAAGTAATCTGTACCAGCAGTGGCGGCAGAAATAGCAGTGCCGTTACCTTTTAAAACACCTGTAATGGATGTTGATAAAGTCAAAGCTGGAGTTGCGCCACCTGAACTAGTGCCTGCAAGCCCGTTAGCCGATACAACTGATACTGCGGTTACGGTGCCTGTTCCAGACGTGCTGGTAGCAATTTTTACATAGTCTGTGCCGTTGTAATACACAGTACATTTTTCACCAACAGCGACAGAAACGCCTGATTGTCCTGATGCTTTGAATGTTACTGCGCCACCAGTGGCTGTGTTATCGACTACATATGTCTTACTGTAACTTGGGCCGGTCACTACTTTTGTAGTTGTAAGCGTACCCGCAATTTTAACAATAGCAAACTGCGCTGTAACTGTACCCGCACCTGTAAGGCTGGATACAATATTGGTAGCCGACGCATCACCTGTGGTGTTTGCAAGGGTTACTGCACCGTCACCTGTTAAAGTCAACGTAGCTGCAATAGCAATGTTGGTGTACTCAGTAATCCCGTTGTTAACGGTGTTACCCCATGTACCGGATAACTCCCCCTGTACTGGAAGAGCAAGCCCTAATTGGCCCGTTGCGCCTGTAGTCATTTAATTCTCCTAAACTGTAGAAATCACCGTCCAAGTCGTTGATTCTGAATCATCAACATTTTGCCACGTAACAGACTGGCTGTCATCAATTAATTCCCATAAACGCCGTGCGCTTACTGCATCTGTTCCGGTTGCTGACTCGGTAATAGAAGCTATAAAAGCCGCCGCTGCCGCTAATGTGTCCGCACTTGTTGCCGTCTCTGTGACTACTGTTGGGAAAGTTTGTTTCGCCCCAACGGAATCTGTGCCAGTAGCACTCTCTGAAAGACTTGCTCCAATTGTTAACGCCGAAACAATTACATCTGATCCTGAAGCCGTTTCTGTAACAGACCCAAAAAACTGGAACGCTGATGTGGTTGTATCTGTACCTGTCGCTGTCTCCGCAATTACGCTTTTGTAACTGGGGGTACTCAATACCTCATCTGACCCTGTACCCGTCTCAGTTATTGTGGCAGAAAAAATTCTAATGGCGTTGATGTCATCACTGCCCGTAGCCGTTTCAACAATTGGTGACGCAAAAGTCTGCTTCGCTGTAACAACGTCCGACCCTGTTGCTGTTTCTGTAATTGAACTCGCATAAACAGGAGCACTCGTTATTGCATCTGTCCCCGTTCCTGTCTCGCTGACCGAAGACCCTAAACTAGCTAACGCTGTTACCGCATCTGTTCCTGTCGCAGTCTCAGCAACCGTGCTACTGAAAGCCGTAAAGCCCCAGCCGCCGTCACCCCATGCACCGGAACCCCATGCTGACATATCAGCCAGCCAAACTGAATGTGTAGGTCACAGACAATGAATCTCCAGATACGACTGAACGATCCCCGGGCGAACCAAAATCAGCCGCAGAGAACAATGTGCCAGTAGTACCGCTCTTAGCACTACCGCTGGTCAAGAAAGCCCCACCCACAGTTGATGTGGCGTTGATCGTAAATGATGCAGGAGATGCCGAGTTAGTCACAACTGATGGATTAGCTGTCGTAGCCGTTGCAAAAGTAGCAGCCACACGGGTTGCATTGCTGTAAGGTACTACTTCTGTCCAACCAGCGTGGGAACTCATGGTGTCTCCAGCCGCAGGGGTATTAGAAGCGCCAGCTCCATACAAACCAATGTACCAAGAAGTAATCTGTGTAACGGAAGTCAAAGCTGAACCAGCCATGTACTGAAGACCCACATTGACTACGAGGTTTTTAGAAGTGGCTTCCCATTTTAAGTTGCCATCTTTATCACGGCATACCATGTGGAACACACCAGTAGCTTGCGCATCTTCTGCGGCTTTGGTATTACAAGATAGACCACTAGCAACAATGTCCGTGGCTTTGAGTTTTTCGATTGTCATGGTGGCTCCTTTAAGCTATTCGTAATATGGCACTGGAGGCCACAGCGGTTGGAAATTGAATTGTGAATGAGTTGGTACAGGTCTTATCCGCACCAAAGTCAAGAATACAAACAGATGCGTTACTTTGACTTGTATTGTAAATCATGGCGCCTCGAGCTGTAAACGCCGCAGGTGACCACACTACATCAGCAAAAGACCAATAAGCAGTTGTTCCGTTGGTAACCCCAGCCGTAGGCGTGGTGGTGATTGTTAATTGTTTACCGCCCTGCGTGTAACCTGTGCCTACAACCTCCCCAACAAGAGATGTGTTGTATGTAGGGGTAGACGCGTTAATGGTGGCGTTTGCAGTAAACAAAGCAATGTAAAACGTATTAGGGCTGGTTGGCCCAAAGTTATGCAAACCCTGAGCTAACTGAACCTTAAAGCTGGTAGTAGCCGTTTGATATAAAGACATCAGTTGACCGCCTGTCTAAACTGGGGAGTGCGGTAAGCATCTTGACGCTCCAAACCATCTCCAAGGCGTTTAGCTAATGCAAGCGCTTCAACAAACTTTTGGTTGTACAGAGTCATCATGTCTGTCTCACCCTTCATAAAGGTATAAGCCTCGACCAAGGAAGCATACAGTAGCACAGTATCAAAATTGTCCCCAAGCCAAGTCTGACCACTGGATGCAGTTGTAATAGACTCAGGATAATAGTAATAATGCAGCTCAGCGTTATAGTTAGCATCAGGTGTTGGGCCAAGAATAAAAGTCAACTCGTTACTAATTGTGCTACCGCTAACCGCTGGGCCAAACAAAGCATAATATTGGGGTATACCCGTAGAAGTCGGTGTTGGGTACGCTTGCCTGATAAAATTAACGTCTTTATTGAGCAGATACAAATATTCGCCTTGGAACGTAATTGATCCAGATACCGTAGCACTATTGGCTATTGATAAAGAAATAGTATTTGTAGAGATAGCTGTTACATAAGCGCCCGTACCAATGCCTGTGCCCGTTACATACTGGCCTACTACAATTCCTGTAGGGCTTGACACCGTTATGGTAAACGCGCCTGCTGTCCCTGAACCCGTAGGCGCTGTTGCAGGAGCCGTATAAATAGCTAAAGAATA